AAGACACGTTGCACGACTGGAGAAGATGGCGTAAAGATCGACGATTGTATTGGTTAAGAAAGATCAAACAATCTAAAGGATGTGAATATTGTGGATTTGATAAAAGCCCGCTTGCATTAGATTTTGCACATAGAGATGGTACAGAAAAGCACAGCGGAGCGGCATATGGCGCTGGTAGTGGTATGTCTAAACTTTACAGTAAAATTTACAGAGATAAAGAGAAAAATACCCAAGCAATAATTACAGTATTCAAAGAAATACGCAAGTGTAGAATACTATGTAAAAATTGTCATGTAGTAGAAACATTCAAAAATAGAGAATGGTTTAGACAGCATGAAATAGCAAAAGAACGAAAAAAGATGAAAAAAGATGCCATAAAAGGTTGACAGTATGAACTCTTGGTGTTAGTATATAAGAGTAAGTTAAGCAAACAAGGAGTTGACGACATGGCATTTATTAACGCAGAAGATGTAAAAGCAATCCGTAACGAACTTAAAGCTACGTTTCCAAAGTTTAAATTTGGTGTTCGTAAGCAACATCATTCAAGTGTAGACGTTACAATTAAGTCTGGACCAACAGACTTTAGCGATTGTTTCCGAGGTGATGAAGGCTATGCTCCGATCAATCAGTATCATACACATATGTATGGTGATCATCAAACATTTTTTGACAAAGTGCATGAGATTATTAAAACTGCTCCTATCAAAGGAGAAGGTTATCACAAGAACAAAGGTTGGTATGACAACAGTAATTCAATGATAGATTACTTTGAAACAGCCTACTACATTAGTATGAATGTTGGTAGTTGGAATACACCATACGTTCAAAAATAAAACGGGAGAGTATTTTTGGGAGGAAATTTTTTACCCGGGCAATGATGCCCCGCTCAACAGAAGGAATATAATATGAGTGAAACAATGCAAACCGTTGTAGAAGCAACAAAAATTTTAGCCAAATGGGTAGTAATAATTGCTGTCATATTTGGTATGATAAATGGCTTTCAATGGATCTATACACAGAATGGTGTTGGAAAAGTTGAAGCAGAACTATATGGGATATTGACTTTTGGAATACCATTTGTTATTATAATGATAGCAACAATGGTATGGTCAGAGGCCAAATATCGTGTTTGGAAAACAAACAAAGGAATCGAATAAAAGAATCCGCTCTTAGCTCAGCTGGATAGAGCAACTGCCTTCTAAGCAGTAGGTCACAGGTTCGAATCCTGTAGAGCGGGCCAATAATTGGACAGTTGGCTGAGAGGTTTAAAGCACCGGTCTACTAAACCGACGAAGGTTAACGCCTTCCCAGGGTTCGAATCCCTGACTGTCCGCCAATTGGGCCTTTAGCTTAGTCTGGTTAAAGCCATCCGCTCATAACGGATCGATCGTTGGTTCAAATCCAACAGGGCCCACCAAGAAGCGGGTATCGTATAATGGTATTATTACAGATTTCCAATCTGAAGACAGGAGTTCGATTCTCCTTACCCGCTCCAAATCGCCGGTGTAGCTCAGTTGGTAGAGCAGTTGATTTGTAATCATCAGGTCCCGAGTTCGAATCTTGGCGCCGGCACCATAAATATCAATAGCTAGCAGAACGCTAGCCAATCAATAGGATAAAAGATGAAAGTTGGAGAAGTATTAATTGAAGCCGCTAGAAAGCAAGCTGAAGGCGAAATAGCAGTACACAGAGCAAACATTGAAGTCTATAGAGCAATGCCTGCAGGCATTGGAGAACACAGTGATGTTACTGAAGCTATTATTGCAGAACTTGATAAAATGGCGGCGGCAAGCGATCGTTTAGAAATGATTGAAAAACACTTTAGCTGATCTATAGGAGGAAGTTAATGGCAGACGATTTTGGACCAAGTTGGTATAACAAAACTGAGAACAAAGAACTAAACAGATTGAGCGTAATCAGTCTTGTAGATGACGATTTTTTACAGTGTAGTTTTTACGAACATGACAAAATTGTTGGCATTATTCCATACTATAACAAGTCATTTACCTACGTTAAAGATGCCTCATATAATTGGTGTCAAGGTATAATGACCATAGAGACAGTTAAAGGGTATACAGAACAAGGCGACTTGTTCTCAGTATAAGTTACTGCCAAATTAGGTTTTGTCAGTCTACGCACTCTCCACAGACTCTTATTGCAAATAATTCTTACTATTAGTTGCAATTAAAAAAAGGTTGACAGTATGACATCTTGGTGTTACTATATAAGAGTAATTTAAAAAAGGTGGTCTAATGTTACATCTTATATGGGAAACTATAAAATTTATACTTTTGCCTGTCAGATTTTATATTTGGCTTATAAGTGATTTTTATAGATTTGCTTATGGTACTTCTTTGTTTATTTGTCTATTAATTTTTATTTTCTAATTGACAACACAAGTATCGATGTTAATATAAATGAGTAACTTAACAGAGGATAAGAAAAATGGCACGTCAAAAAGCACAGTTTAATACACGTCAAGTTTTAGAATTAGCCATTGAAGTAGATAAGAAGCAAGGCTTTATAAAAAGCGGATATGGTTATTATGATCGAGAATCAGACAAGCAAGTTTACGATAATAAAACTGCAATCCTAAATATGCTTATAGGTGCACCTGAAGCTCCTATGATGGATATCAGTGAAAGTTCTGTAGAACAAGCTGATAAGATTGTAGATGAATTCAAGCAAGAGCTGATTGCTAAAAAACTAAGCGGTACAATTAACGATTTTGAAACTAACGTATTGCAAAGTATCAGCAATGAAACAGTTGAAAAGTTTGGTGTAGCAGTACTAGCAAGTTTGCCCAATAGTTTTAGAGTTTTAGAAAAACGTCAAGGACTAGATAACTTTTTTGACAAGTATCGTAAGGGCAGTGAGTTTGTTGGTAAAATTGGAGAGCGGTTACGTTTTCCTGCACATATCAAAGATGTAAAGTTTATTGCCAAATACAACATTCATTTGGTAACCTGTTTAACTAACGAAAACAATATTGTGAAGTTTTTCTTCAATCGTGAGCCTGACATTCAACAACTCATCGAAGGTAAGAATGTTACACTTACAGGTAAAGTTAAAACACATGATATAAGTAAGTTTTCTAATTGTAAAGAAACAGTGTTCAATTATGTGAAAATAGAACAATAAAAAGGTTGACAACATCTGTAATGATGTTATTATGTATATATAAGTTGTTAAAAAGGAGTGAGAACCAATGCAGACAGCTACTACAACAGACGTAAAAATTGTTAACGGTACATACCGTAACTTGGAGATAAAGGATGCAGTGTTTCCTTTAGTAAAAGATTACAAAGAAGGTAAAAATGGTAACTTCATTACAGTGGATGGAAGTGCAGTTACCGGATTCCCTGATCGTTCCATTCGGATCAAAGTTGTTAGCAAAGACGACTTTGAAATGCTAGAAGATGGAGAGAGTGTTGTGACAGCCCAAGCCGCCCAAGCTGAAACAGATGATCAGATCATTGAACGATTGAGGGAGCGATTTGAGATCCTAGAAGACATGACATATGCGGCATGTGATGGGGTCGTCCGCGGTATGGTAGTTACTGGACCTCCAGGCGTTGGTAAATCGTTTGGAGTTGAGAAGGTACTCAAAGAAGCTGGCATTATGAAGAAGTTGAGTCAGGACAGTTTGCGTAAATTCGGAGTTGAGAAAGGTGCGGCAACACCTATCGGACTTTACCAGTTGCTATATGATTACAGTGCTAATGGTAGTGTACTAGTGCTAGACGATTGTGACAGTGTACTGTATGATGAACTTAGTTTGAACTTGCTCAAAGCGGCATTGGATAGTAGTCCTAAGCGGACACTAAGCTGGCGTTCAGAAAGTAGAGCACTTGCTAACAATGGTGTTCCAGACACGTTCGAGTTTAAAGGTTCGATCATCTTTATCACTAACGTAAAGTTTGAACGTACTCGAGGCAAGTTGAAGGATCACTTGGATGCTATTATGTCACGTTGTCACTATTTGGATTTGACACTAGACACAATGCGAGATAAGTTCCTACGTTGTAAACAAATCGTTGCTGACGGTATGCTTACTAGCTACAAGTTTCCTGAAGATGAACAAAAGGATCTAATGGATTATATCTATACTAACAAGAATAAACTTAGGGAGATGAGTTTGAGAATGGTACTCAAAATTGCCGACCTTAAGAAGATGAATGCCAACAAGTGGAAGAGTTATGCAGAGTCCACTTGTATGAAACGAGGCTAAAGAATTTAAATGTCCGTTCTCACAATAAGGACATTTAAACACTAACTGGTGTACTCCTCTGTCTGCGTCACTCTCACTCACACCAGTTAGGACTTGGGGGGCTAGTAAGAGTTCTTACTAGTCCCCTTATTTTATAAGTAGTACGGGGAGTACAAACATTGGTAAAACCTAATACAAAATTTGATTTAACTATAAGAGATATAGAAGTTATCGAACAAGCCCTTAGAGCAAAAGCAGGACGAAGAGGTTTAGCTATTGCTGAAGGCGAGACGTCTCCACAATTAAAAGCAGAGATGAGAGAACTACAAGAATTGCTTGGTAGAATATATCATCAAAAGAATTGGTACAAAGCCAACGACGGCACGTTCCAAGGTGGTGGATAAATGGAAATCAAAGGACATGTAGAAGAACTTTTTCCTACTCAGATATATGTTGGAGAAATTACACAAGAAACACATGATGCAACTTTAGCTAAATTAGCTAATATAGAATGGGGACAAGTACCATTGACTAGTAAAGCACATGGCATGAATGTTTCTAAAGTACATGGCGTTCCAAGTTTTGATGCTGATGTAATTAGCGAAAATGAACTAGATGAATTACACGAAGAATTAGGTCACCATGTGAGATACTATTGTGAAAGCATGGGAGTAGATGTGAATATAACTGGTCGCACTAGTTGGATTACACAGTATCACAAAGGTGATTATGCAGTTCAACATTCTCATGGCAGTTCGAGTATTTCATTAGCATACTACATTGCATCTAACGGTGAAGATGGCAACTTTTATTTTTGTAATCATTCACCTGCTAGATTTGCTCCCTTAACAGAAAGTATAGGAAATTTAGTATCTATACCTCCCGAAGAGCGAAAGATAATATTATTTCCAAGTTGGATGGAACACGGAGTCAATCAAAATATTACAGATAATGTTAGGCGTTGTTTGTCAGCAAACTTTTATAGATAGGGAAAGATATGGAAGATGGTTATACAGAGTATGGTTACCGAGGACTAGCAGAATTACAAGCTAAAGATAAAGAAATCGAAAAGCTCAAAGAAGAGATTGGTGAATTGCAACACCGTCTGCAACTAATGGAAAACCATGCAAATAATCTGCAATCCAAAGCAAGTTTACCTAGCTATTGACAAACTCTAAAATAGAGCATACAATTAAAATATGAAAACAAAACTGATTCTTAAAGATGAAGTCAACTGTAAGTTTGAAGGCTTGGCTTTAACTACTCGCCGTAAACTTGAAAAGAAACTCAAGTTTTTCTTACCTTATGCATTTCATGTGCCAGCATACAAACTGGGCAGATGGGATGGATGTGTAGGATATTTTACCATGGGTGGCATGACATTTGTAAATTGTTTGCCTTTTATCCTCCCCGTACTCGAAGAAGAAGGATATTCAATTGATATAGAGGACGAGAGAGAACCACATAATTTTCAATTTGATTTAGTAACTGAAGAGTTGTTCCGAGACAGGGTTTGGCCCGAAAAACATCCAGCCGCTGGTGAACCAATAGTATTGCGTGACTATCAAGTAGCAGTTATAAATCAATTCTTGCAAACGCCACATTGTTTGCAGGAGATAGCAACTGGTGCCGGTAAAACACTAATTACCGCGGCATTGAGTTACAAGTGTGAACCCTATGGTCGAACGATAGTCATAGTACCCAATAAGGATTTGGTAACGCAAACCGAAGCTGATTATATAAACTTGGGTCTTGATGTAGGAGTCTATTTCGGTGACAGAAAAGAGTTGGGGCGAACTCATACCATATGTACTTGGCAGAGTTTAAATGTTTTGGAGAAAAGATTCAGAGACGGACTGAGCGAAAGTGGGTTACACGAATTTGCGGAGGGTGTTGTATGTGTTATGGTAGACGAAGTTCATCAGGCTAAAGCAGACGTATTAAAGAAACTGCTAACTGGTGCATTCTCTAATATTCCAATTCGTTGGGGACTAACAGGTACAATACCCAAAGCAGACCACGAACGATTAAGTTTAGAAGTTAGTTTAGGGGAAGTAGTAAACAGTCTAAGTGCTTATGAACTACAAGACATGGGTGTACTAGCTAACTGTGATGTTAATGTGCTACAACTGCAAGACAGCGTTAGTTACGGAGATTATCAAAGTGAACTAACGTATCTTACAACTAATAAAGACAGACTGGACTATATGGCTGAGATGATACAAACAATGGCACAAGCGGGCAATACACTTGTACTAGTAGACCGTATCAAAGCAGGAGAAGGCTTAGTAGAACGTTTAGGTGAAGACACTGTATTTGTAAGTGGTAGTATGAAAAGTAAAAACAGAAAAGAAGAGTATGATGAAGTTAGCGATACAAATAATAAAATTATTGTAGCAACCTATGGAGTTGCTAGTGTGGGAATTAATATTCCCCGTATCTTTAACTTGGTCCTTGTGGAGCCTGGCAAAAGTTTTGTTAGAGTTATACAAAGTATAGGAAGAGGCATAAGAAAAGCACAGGATAAAGACCATGTACAAATATGGGATATAACCAGTAGTGCAAAATTTAGCAAGAGACATTTGACTGAGCGAAAGAAATTTTATCGAGAAGCCAAGTATCCCTTTCATATTGAAAAGGTGAATTATAAATGACAAAAATATTAACAGTAGAGAACCAATCGTATGATTTGGATATGGTACCCGAAGAAATAGAAGATATACGTTACTGTGTATTAGACTACAGTAACCCTAAGGAAGCGGATTATATTTTTGTACCTTTGGTGTTTTTAGAAAGTTTTAGTAGTCCTGCGGCTGTATTGCAAGTAGGAAAGTATCAGGTAAAAGTTCCACTGGATTGGAGTTTAATAGTTTGTGATCCAATGGTAGGAGATCCAGAAGTATTGCCTGTTACAAGTTTAAATGACAGAGGGTTTAAAGCATTTGTGTTTAACCCACTTACTGGTTTTCTACCCAGTTTCACTGAAATAGAAATTGTAAACATATACCAAGAAGTAAAATGGTATTTTCCAAAACTAAAGTTTGGACACATACTAGCAGTTCCATTAACAGATAATGATAACAGCGATTGTATATATTTTGTTAAGGAAACAAATAAAATTCCAGATGTACTGAGTACAGATGATTTATGGTAATAAAGGAGAATAATATGACACTACACGAACAAATCGTACAAGCATACGAAACATATCTTAAAGAGCATGAAGTATGGGAAGGCAAAAGTACTAAAACTGCCGCAACCCGTGCTCGTGGAGCACTTGGAGATTTAGGCAAGTTGACAAAAAGTCGTCGTGCTGAAATCCAAGAACGTAAGAACGCAATGTAATGAGAGGGCAAAGACGATGGCTTAAATTGTGGGCGAGAACAGTGGGCATGCCTGTTGGACTTAATGATGATGATAAGCCAGAGTTTTTGCCTATTACACAAAGTGATGTACATAAAGCATTATTATTCAGAACCTTCTGGATTGTCTTGCATATTTTAACATGTGGCTTTATAATAGTAGGTAACGGAAGGGTATTAGGACTTTGGTAGACAAACTAAGCATAAAAGAAGAGATGCGAGCAATCGATCAACGTGATAGAGGTTGGTGGGATAGTTTGACTGAAGAAGAACAGAAAAAGGTTAGTATCTTTATATTAATGCGTTATACTAGTTCAGTACAAACAAAGAATCCAGATATAGAACATCACTATCTGGCACTTACTAATGAGCTTGTAAACAAGCACTATAACATCTTAAGACGTGAAGTTCAACTACAACACAAGTTGTTACAGTGTGTTGGGTTGGGTACTAATCAGTTCCATAATTGGATACCGCCAAGCAAACAACGAAAAGGTAAAGCAGGCAAACTAATGAAATGGTTGCAAGAACTTTATCCAATATATAATGATGATGAATTAGAATTGTTAATAGCAAACAACGATAAAAAAGACTTTGTAAACATAGCTGAAGAAATGGGTATGGATAAAAAGCAAATCAAAGAGTTATTTAAGTAATGGAAGAAACAACATGTGAAGATTGTCGTATAGCAGTAGGCAAAGACGGTATTGAAATTGATGCTAGTCAAGGAGACCTAGCTATGGAATCATTGGTACTAACTGTTATAGTATTTGTAATAGCAATTTTGTATGTGGGTAAAAAAGCTGTGGATAAAAAGTTCAAATGACAACAGTACAGCAAGTGCTAAGTGCAGTAGGAAACGTTCAGTTGAAACAAAACACTTTTAAATGTGAATATTGCAAGAAGAGTTTTCAAAAAGAAAGCACTCTGTTGGCACACAGTTGTGAAAAGAAAAGACGTTGGCAAAACAAAGATAATCAAGACGTCTTGGTAGGCTTTAGTAGCTATGATTTATTTTATAGAATTGAAATGCAAAGCAAACCTAAAGAATATAAAGACTTTGTAGACAGTCAATACTATACTGCTTTTGTAAAGTTTGGTGCATACTGCATCAATACTAGAGTAATTGATCAAGAACAGTTTACACGTTGGTTAATAAAAAACAAAGCCAAACTTAAAGATTGGCCCACTGACAAAATGTATTTGTTGTTTGTACAAGATCATGTTAAGCGTGAAAGTGTAGAACGTGCATTGGAACGTTTCGTAGAACATGCGGCAGAGACAGATTACTTTGATACCTTTTGGGAAAGTGCAAGCGGATATGTAATCGCTGATTGGGTTGAAATGGGAAAGATTAGTCCATGGCTACTTATTAGTAGTAACAGGGCACAAACTGCATTAGAAACGATGCCAGCTGAATGCATGACTAGAATTGCAAATTGTATTGATGCTGACTATTGGGGTAAGAAAAGACAGCTAAATCCACATGATGCAAATTTTGTAGAGGAAATGATAGATGGAAAGTAATGTAAATTTATATGACAATTTTTTACCACAAGAAGATTTTAGAGAATTAGTACAAAATTGTAAAGACATAGAATGGAAGCTCGTTGATAATGTAGTTGACGAAGAGGATGGCAAAGAGCAAAAAATCAACAAACATGATTGGCAGTTTGAACACCATTTTTATGAATTGCCTTTCCACAGTAGTAATACAGTTAGCAAAATAGGTAAACTTATAAACAAAGTTAATCCTTTTATACTATTTAGAGCAAAGATGAATTTAAATCCAAACACCGAAACAATCATCGAACATGGATTTCATAAAGATCATTGGAGTGATGTAGAAGCAGAAAAACTAATGAGTGCAGTATACTATATAAATTCAAATGATGGCTATACAAAGTTCCAAGATGATAGTATAGTAGAAAGTGTTGCCAATAGACTAGTAACATTCCCAACGTCTATAATGCACACTGGATCTACTTGCACAGATGTTAGGTATAGACAAGTGTTAAACTTAATGTACATACCATATGGAGAACAAAATTGAGTTTACCAGATATTGACATAGATTTTGCAGATAGAGCACAAGCATTAGAATTGTTCAAACATACGCCAGCTAGGTTAAAACAACGCAAGCATAATACAGGTGTATATTTTCACAGGGTACCAAGCAACCCCTTTACCAACATTTGTACTGTTGAACATACAGAAGCTGACGAACACGAATTCTTTAAACTAGATTTGCTAAACGTTAGCGTATACAAAGATATTAGAGATGACGATCATCTCAAAGAATTAATGGAAAGGGAACCAATATGGGAGTTATTAGCTCACGAAGACTTCGTAGAAAAAGTCTTTCATGTGTCAGGACACGACAATCTGTTGAAACAATTGAAGCCGCAGTCGGTAGAACAATTAGCGGCGACACTAGCGATCATCAGACCAGCCAAACGTCATCTACAAGACAAAGGGTGGCCAACGATAATGAAAGAAGTTTGGGTAAAACCAATAAGAGACAATAAGGCTTATTACTTTAAGAAAGCCCACGCAGTTAGTTACGCAATGGTTGTAGTTGTACACATGAATTTGTTATGTGAACAATTACATTCTGCGAACTAATTGTATATTTCTACGTTTTACTCTCTTTTGAATAATATTATTTAAACTGATTGTAGGACCATGTAGCACTTCAAAATCTTTGATGCTAAACGTAAGTAGACAACTTTTAAATTTTTCAAAATTTGTTTTAAAGATAATGTTAATGGGTATCATTCTATTGGTACCCCACCACCATTCTTCTCCAATTTCTAAAAACTCTTTTTTATCAACTACATCTTTAATATTCTCAAAGTTGTACATGCTAGCAAGGGTATTATCCATATTTTGTATAATTCCTACATATTCTTTGCCACCATATGCTACAAGTGTTAGAAACGGAAATTTATCTAATAAGTCCTGGTATTTTTGTGGAATGTTGTTCATCATATATACTTAGTCAAATAAATAGTAGTAAGGATTAGACACATGTATCAAGCAACTGTATATCAATATAACCAAAGAGCTGAGGCTCTTGTACCCACAAGAAAGGGTACTAGCTATTATGGACCTGACAATCATAAACCATTGATTGCCTATAGAGGACTCAATATAGAATTTGATTTGTTTGTTAAAGATACTGATCGAAAACCTCAGTCATTACATAATAAAAATTATACTGCTACAATACTTGATAGAGATACTAAAACTAGTGTCCTTACCAAACCATTGGTCCCTGTCGATTATGATCAAGGACAACTTGTACTCAAGTTAGACCACGAAGAAACTATGCTATTAGATGCTAAGTTATATGATCTCATAGTTACTTATAAGATTACAGATGTGGTCGGAAGCTACGGCGGATCAAGTGATCAAAATTCAAGAGTTACTTTTGTATTAGAAATTAAAGATGGTGCAGTACCTGAATTAAGACCTAGTGAAGTAGACACTACTTTTACTCCAATTGGTGATGATCGTTTTAGTGGTAGATTTGAAGGCCCTGTACTTCACAACAGTAAAACTGGACTGAATACTATGCAAGTACATTACACAAATTATACAGGTGTGTACAAGTTTCAAGCCACACTAAGCATACAGCCAACCGATGCTGACTTTTTTGATGTTACTGCACAAACTCATACTATTGCATCTGCTACGGCAGTGGATTATCATACATTTATAGGTAACTACACCTATGTTAGATTAGTACATACACCTGATCCAGCTAATACAGGAACACTTGACAAAGTCGTTTATAGAAGTTAATATTAAAACATGATAGTACTGGACTTTATTCGTCAGCAAATGCCTGGTGGTTGGAAGCAAACTCCTAGCGGTTGGGTTAGTGGTAACTGTCCAATGTGCCATACTCGTGGACATAGTCCAGATAAACGCAAACGTGGAGGCATAATGTTCCACGATGACAGCTTCCAATACAACTGCTTTAACTGTGGATTTAAAACAGGATGGAGTGATGGTAGGCGTATTGCAGGCAAGTTAAGCGATTTGCTTAAAGTATTCGGAACAGACGAAAGTGACATACAGCGTATTAACTTTGAAATACTACGAGAGCAAGAAGCAAATGATATCGCTGGACAATATATACCCAAAGAGCGTGTTGAAAAATTTAAAATAGATTGGGAAGAAAAACAACTACCACAAGACAGTTATCCAATTGGCAGTTATCCATTAGACAAGTTAGATAAAAAACAACTGGACAAACTGAGTCTTGCATGTACATATCTAATGAAGCGTGGATTGGATTTTTATGAAGATTGGTATTGGTCGCCACATATGCATTTTGCTAGTAGAGTAATACTACCATTTAGATACAACAACAAGATAGTAGGTTACACAGCAAGATGGGTACCAGAACATAGACCTGAAGCAATGCCCAAATACTATTTGCAACAACAGAAAGATTTTGTGTTTAATTTAGATGCACAAAAAACACATGATACTATAATTGTTACAGAAGGACAATTGGATGCAATACAGGTAGGTGGTGTTGCACTAGCTGGTAATAGTCCCAGTGATGCACAGTGTAATATAATTGAAGAACTAGAAAAAGATGTGATACTATTACCTGACTTTGATAAAGCAGGATTGGATACAATCGATAAAGCTATTAAACGTGGTTGGAGTGTGGCATTCCCTGAATGGGAAGATGATATTAAGGATGCAAATGATGCTGTAATGCGTTATGGTAGATTGTTTACTGTGCAAAGTATACTCAACAGCGTAGAAACTAGTGGTACTAAAATAAAAATACTTGCAAAAACTAGATGCAGGTAGTATAATAAGGGAATATAATGATAAAACTAACACATAAATTGGCAGGATTAATATTTGCAGGATTTGGCATATACTTTTTACAGTTGGATTTGCACAGTGATATGATGCACCACGGAAACATGTTGCTAGGACTAAGTGAGATGACATGGATGTGGTTCGCAATGGCGGCGGTGCATTGGTTGTTACCAGAGTGTAGATGTAAAGGAAACACATGAGCGAAGATTACACACCAGACTTACAAAAGTTATATTTAGAATTCTTGTTGGCAGACAAGGATCTATTTGTACGTTGTAATGCTATCTTAGAAAGCAGTTACTTTGACAGGCAGTTTAGAGACACTGTGGACTTTGTAAAAAAACATGCAGATGAATACAATGATGTTCCTATGCTAGAGCAGGTCAAAGGTGTTGCTGGCATTGAAATATCTGATGTGCGTGACAAGCTGACTACAGAACATAAAAATTGGTTTATGGATAACTTTGAACAGTTTTGTAGACACAAAGCACTAGAAGCGGCAATATTACAAAGTGCTGATAAACTTGAGAACAAAGAGTATGGCACAGTAGAAGGTATTATCAAAGCGGCAACAGAGATTGGACTTGCTAAGAACTTTGGCACAAACTATTGGGATGATCCCGCAGGACGTATACAAAGTATCAAAGATAACAGAGGACAGAACAGTAGTGGCTGGGAGACATTTGATAGAGTATTGTATGGTGGATTTAATCCAGGAGAATTAAACATCTTTGCAGGTGGTAGTGGTAGTGGTAAGAGTTTGTTTATGCAGAACTTGGCACTGAACTGGGCATTGCAAGGTAAGAACGTAGTGTACATTAGTTTGGAACTTAGTGAAGAATTATGTGCTATGAGACTGGATGCTATGCTCACAGGTATGAGTACTAAAGATGTAATGAAGAATAGCAGTGATGTAGAATTGCGTGTTAAGATGGCTAGTAAGAAAGCAGGTAAATTGCAAGTAATACAAATGAAGAATGGTACTACTGTTAATGACATCAAAGCATACATGAGAGAATATCAAATACAACACAACTTGCATGTTGATGCACTACTAGTTGACTACTTGGATCTTATGATGCCAGTTACAGTAAAAGTTAATCCAAGCGATCAATTTATTAAGGACAAGTTTGTTAGTGAAGAATTGCGTAACTTGGCAACTGAACTAGGAATACTATTTGTTACAGCTTCGCAGTTGAATCGTAGTGCAGTTGATGAGATTGAATTTGACCACAGCCATATTGCAGGTGGGATAAGTAAAATTAATACAGCAGATAACTTGATTGGTATCTTCAGCAGTAGAGCTATGCGAGAGCGTGGTAGAGTGCAAATACAATTTATGAAAACTAGAAGTAGTAGTGGAGTAGGCAGTAAGCTGGACTTAGCATTTAACATGGACAGTTTAAAGATCGAAGACTTAGATGAAGATGAACAAGATGATACTAGTACAACTAGCATATATCAAAAACTTAAAACAAAGAGTAGTGTTGCACCAGCAGGTGAAAATATTACAGAAAATAATATGGATGCAAGTCCACAAGTCGATGCAACAGATAGACTTAAAAGTTTATTGAGAAAGAGCGAATAGTGATTAGATTAATTAGTAAAGATGAGCTAGATATATTAAGCAATGATCCAGTACGTCCACACATTAATAAAATAGATACTGGAAAACAAGTGCTGGTATTGGATGACCTGTCGGCAGTCATCTGTATTTGTTATTGTACACAAGTACCAACAACAGAAGAAGAATTAGAAAAGTTTCGAGACGACACAGGCTCCGTTGCAGTAGCATATACTGTATGGAGTAGCAAAAAAGGTGCAGGGAGAGCCATAGTAAATGAATTGCTAGAATTAATGACAAACAAAATTGGAGTGCGAAGGTTAGTAACACTGAGTCCGTTGACAGAAATGGCAAGTAAGTTTCATATTAGAAATGGAGCAACAAAGATAGGTCAATCAAACACATGCCAAAACTTTGAATATACAATAGATGACAATGAAATATTTGGTGTACCTGTATGAAGAAATGTGCTGAAGTAAAGGTGTCGTGTACCTTATCTCTTTATATTTCTGATGTTGAACAACAAACACTGTGTATTAAAATGAGTCATTATGTATGAGCCTAAGTTATGCCTGTAATTTGTGTTTGCTTGCCATTGATGATTTTGCTCTTATTGTTAACGGATCCTATGTTCATTATCTTAATTCCTGCTACTGCCATAAGTGCTGATCACCAATACTCCAGCAAAGATATTTACTAAATACTATTGATATGAAGCGTAAAACAAGATCAATTTTGGAAGAAATTAATGCAATGGCACCTAAGCGTGACAAAAAGCATATTGTTGAGTCCAATGGACAGCAAGTTATTCAAACTGCTATAAATTTGATAAATTTAATTAACGAAAGTTTTGATGTAGAAACAGCAAGTGATTTGAACAAGAGATTAATTAATGCTATTAGAACAAAAGATCCTAAAAAGTTCGCTAGAGGCATTGGTAAAGTAGAATGAAAATTAAAGAAATCCTAAGTGGACCTAAGAAACGTAAAAGACGTGGAAGTCGCTTAACTAGAGTCAAAGGTTCTAGCTTAATTAAAAAACTTAAAGAAGGCGGCAACATCTTTCCGGATAGTGTGAGCTTTGACCACGCTAAGATTCCAGCACTAATGAAACAAATCAACAGTGTACTTGCTAAGACAGGAAGCAAGGCTATTCCAATTGGCAGTGGTGCAACACCCACACCAGGTAACGTAAGTGGTGACTTAGATATGATAGTTGATATGGATCAACTAAAGCAACACTTCAATATGGAAGATCAAAAAGATCCAGTTATTAGAAAAAAACTAAGACAGGTTTTTGACCTAGCAGGATTTAATACAGGACAAAGCGGTACTAGTGTACATGTCGAAGTACCTGATGGTGGACAAACACACCAGATAGATATTATGGTTGTACCTAATGCAGAGAATGCGGCAAAGTTTCATACGCATACTATTCCACAAGGTAGCAAATTCAAAGGTGTAAACAAAATGATTACACTTGCTAAATTAGCAAAGGACCAAAACATGTTATGGTCACCTTACCAAGGATT